AGAATACTCATGCTAGAGAACAATCTCAACGAATCACGCACGCTAATCAGCGTTTTGCAGAGCAAGGTCGCACGCCAGCGCGATGATATAACGAGATTGCGCAGCCGCGTGGACACGTTGATGTTTGATAAGAAGGAAGTCACAAAAGAGCGCGACGAACTACGGGAGATAGCCAATGGCCAATAACAAACGTCATCCCATCAAAGAGCAAACCAAACAAATCTGGCGACTATCCAACCAAGGCATGTCTGGTAAAAATATCACCAAAGCCCTTGGTCTAAATCGTGGGATTGTCAGCGGTGCTATTAATCGCGGGCGTAAATCAGGAAGCTGCAATAAGAAGGTGAGAACAAAAACCACCGCCCGAAACAAAAGCCCACTGACTTATGGCTATATTGGTCAAGTCATTGATGCACTGTCAGTTGACCAACTTGATTGGTTGTTTGTTGAGAGCGAGACCGTAGGGTACAACACATGCGCGGAGTACATTGCTGAACTTGTGCAGGACGCCTATGAAGAAGCAATGGCAAAGGAAACCAACCAATGAACAGAGATGAAATACTGCAAACCGCAGAGAACTGCATCACAGTGGACCGCGCAGCAACTCACGGCGACGCTGAGGATAGCTTCCAAACCATAGCCGACGCTTGGTCGTGGTGGCTGTCAAATCGTAGCATCCCAGAAAGCCCACTTGAATCCAGCGATGTCGCAATAATGATGTCGCTGTTTAAGATTTCTCGCATTGCTGGCAACGCCCAGCACGAAGACAATTACATTGATTTAGCTGGTTACGCCGCGTTGGCTGGCGAAATATCAACGGTGGAATAACCCCGCAATGTCATCCGCCTCGGCCCGCTCAGTAAATTCTGCGGGCCGAAGCGTCGTCGTCTGGAAACCCTTTAGCTGATACTCGCTAAACACGCGGATCATTTTTAGCGGCATACAACAGAAAACGAAAATCTCCGCACCTGAGTTGCCACGGCTGAACTTAAATGACCCAGATAATGTCGGCTGGATTGACGACTTAACCTCAACGCGCAGCACACGCTTAGACGGTAGCGTGACATGCAAATCACACGCACCCGCAGCGACGTGAGCGGTCTCCAACCCAGCCATTTGAAACTTTGACGCGGCAAGGAATTCTCCCGCACGGCCAACGCCTGTGGAACTTAGTTTAGCTAACTTAGCCATATCAGCTAATTACTTGCACAATTTTTCGCGGGTTTCATTGTGCCGCACAATTTGGCGCAGCAAATCCGCGTCAGTCCAATCAACGACCGATTGATCTTTGAATGTAATTACTCGCGAAACATCGCAGTAAGTGTCACCCGTCACTGTCGCTGCGCACCCAGCGACTAGCACGGGCAGCAATGTCATCGTCACTAGCATTTTGAAGTTCATCTTCGACCTCTTTCGCTGTCAATATTTTCTCAAGGCGATTATCCTTGATTTCGTATTCTAACTCGTCACGGCCATCTGCACGACCCCGGTAGTACACAGTTACAATGGCCAATGCCGCAGCGCCAATCAACGCTGCGTACAGCTTCAGTTTGCCCAGCAAAAACATCAGCGGTCACCTTTGTTCCATTTGCTAAGACGCTCAACGTCAATCACGCCCAGCGCCACCATCGCTACCACTGCCAGAACCCCCATGATTGCTAGGTTCTGCCAAGGCAGCCCACCGACAACACCAACAAGCGGCGTGGCGACAGATGCCATCTTTGCAACAGAAGAAGCTTGGATTGTCTTGGTTTGGGCAATCCTCTTCCGCTCTGGCTTCTTTTCGGTTTCTGCGCTGTTTAGCCATGATGTCACTTGAAAGCACGGACATTGCTTGGCCGAAACCTCGTTATGTCCACGCACCTTTGTGATTGATGGGTACTCCATGCGCAGTTGAGCAATTAGCTTGCGCAGCGCACGATCCTGTTCAGGCGTAAAGTTTTCTTCAAACTTGTCGTCTTGATTGCCGCCGTGTCCACCCCATAGGGAGATAGCAACTGAACCCGTGTTGTGGCCCTTCTGCGCGGCTGGCGTCTTTTCAATTGGGCGACCTTCAGTAATCGTTCCATCACGATCCACAAAATACGAATAGCCCACATCTGACCAGCCTCGGTCCAAATGCCAGCGCTTGCACTCGGCAGCTTTCTCGCTAGACCGACGTCCAGCCCACCACTCTGCGCGTGTTGCTGTGCAATGTACGAATATGCTATCTAGTTTTCTCATCAGTCAAAACTCCTATCTTAAAGCAATGCAGGTACTCATTGTTCTTTGTCACAAGTACAGTTGCCTTTGTCAGTTGGGTAAAGCAACCATTCTCAGAGGCGTACTGCCCAATCTCGAAGTGTGTAACGACAGTTGTTAGCTGCATCCAGACAAGAACCCACATCACCACTTCTCCATATATCTGCCAAGGAAAAACAACAACGCACCGATACCACCAAGACTAGCCAACCCACTAAGAGACCAAGCGATAGCCTGCATCATCTCTTCACGCTCTTTTTCTTTTTGCTTCTGCGCTGCACGTCGAGCCTTACGCGCTTCGGCCTGATATTGTTGCCAACGGTCCCAAGTGCCGGGTGGCCCATATAGTCGGCACCAGCTCTCCAGCTCACGTCGCTTTTCTTTTAAATCTTCGAGTGCTTGGAACTCTTCCCAATCACCCTCGGCACCGCCTGTTATGGCTGTTATCGGGTTGTTTTTCTTGCGCTTAACCGCCTCTTTAAGCTCATCTTCTGCGGTGAGAAATTTACCAACCTGACCGATAAGTCCATTGATCTCAGAACCATTGTCCAAACAAGTCTTTATGACCGAGTATGCAGCGTTTGCTGCTGCAATGGTGGCGAGAACTGACATGGCTCACCGCTCCATCAATCGGTCTATCTTTTCCTCAATACGGTCAAACTTGGCAACAATTTGGCCCATCACGGCAGAGCTATCAACCTTTGTGACGTATTCTTTGGCCATCTCTTCACGGGTGCGGTTTAACAAAATACGCACCCGGTCAAGCTCTTCCTTTTGGGATTTGATCCACCACACAACAAAGGCAATTACCGCTGTCAGGCCAGTGTTCCATAGTGAATCCATTTCCATTAGTAAGTACCTTCCCAGACGCGGAACTTGGCAAACTCGCCAGAAATCATCTTGCGTTTGACAACCTCTTTAGCAGCCTCTGTATCAGACCACGCCACGCCAGCTTCTTTCAGCCATGCACCAAGAACAGCGGGGTCCAGAAAGCCAGCAAGGCGATTTTCACCAGACATGCCTATGCCAGCGTCTCTAGCCATCTTCGCATCTTTTAGCGCTTGGCTTACGTCGTGGCGCTGCTTAATGACCATGTGGTCATGCTCAAAGCTAATATTTTCTGAAATTTTTGCCATGTCTTATTTGCTCTTTGCACGCTTAGTGGGCGCTGGCGCTGGAGCTGGCTTAACGTCTCCGAGTACCTTTAGCGCATCTGGACGAACGCGCATCAAGGTCTGGACCTCTGGATTAGGAAGCTCTGCGGTGTCACCTTGCACCAACTTGCCGATGGACGTGTGAACTTTGAAACCTACAACTAAAACTTTTTTCATGTCATTTTCCTCAATGAAGTTAGAGGGGCGACAAGCCGCCCCTCTATTTAATGTATTACGAAGTTGTGTTGTCGTAAATCGCGCCGTTGGCTTTTTCGTTCTTTGAGCAAAGAGCCAATTCGGTTGTGACCTGACGAGTAGTGTTGTCGCCATTTTTCGCAAGTGCAACATTCTTGGTTCCACGCAATACTGCGCATTCCCACATGTTGTCCTGCAAAATAAACACGTCGCGTGAACGGTTCTCGCGGCTTGGCATAAACTCAACTGTACCCCACGGAGTGACATACACCGCAAGAGATTTCACAACAGTCTCATCGCCAGCCTGTACGGAAGAACGCTGATTGTTGTTACCAGTGAAGCCCAGAGCTACATTCATTTGGAATGCAGACAAGTACACTGTATCTGGCTTGCCGCCTTCTTCCCAAATTGACTGCATAACGTCGTCAAACTTGGCCTGCGAGAATGCAGTTGGAGAAGTGTCGTCAGTACGAGCGTCTGTACCGTCGCCAGTTGGGTTTGCGCCTGAAGCACCAGACTGGAAGTTTACGTTAGTAATCAACCATGATGGTACACCACCAGTTTTACGAGCAACTGAGTTGCTTCCAACTACGTTGCCTTGGTTTGCGAAAAGAGCTTTTTCGATGTCTAATTTTTGCGTTTTAGCGATGAGCAATGTTTGGTAGGCCAATTCCTTGGCACGACCCGCATTATCTACTGCTTCATCCGTATCGGAAACGACCACAGCATTTTTGAAAATCTGTGTGCGTGCGCCGAGACGTACAGTTGGAGTAACTGCATCGGCAGATGTTGCATCGCCTTCAACGTGAGCATTTACGGTAGAAGCACGCAATGCCTGAGTTTGCCACTCAACCAGCGTGTTCTTCGCTTTGGTTTTGCTCGACTTAGAGTAGAACGGAGTGTCACTTGGGTCCACGTTGTAGATCATGTCACTTAGGTCTTCTCTGATGCCAACGGCGTCGTATGTGTCAAATAAATTTGTAGGTTGCGTCATTTGTTTAGTCCTTTCAAAGACTTAGGAGTTAAGAATCAAGCTCAATGCGTCATTGATTGAGCCTGATTTCTGCAAGCGCTGTTGCGCTTTTTTGCGAGTGTTGGCTTTGCTGTCCACAGTTTTCTTTGCCCCAGCTTTCACAACAGGACGGGCTTTCTGACCCTTCTGCTGCGTTTCCTTGCGCTTAGATACCAATGCCCGATACTTACGAGCGTCGTTCAATGCCCGCACATAGCGTGCGTCTGATACGTTGGCCATTTCCTCGGCTGTAAAGCCGTAATCCATGCCCACTTGCATCAAATCACCCTTCAATTTCTCGCCTCGTTCTGGGTCTGAAATCTCAGGTATATGCTGCTTCAAAACCTCGGCCTGCTCTTGCAGATACGACTGATGCGCCTGCTGTTGCTGCTCTGATTGCTGTTGCTGCAATTGTTGAACTTGGTACATTTGCTGGTCGTGACCTGCCTTGGCCTCGTCATATTTGAGCTTTTCTTCCATGTACCCAATTGGGTCACTGTCAAATAACTCGCGGGACGGTGGGACGGGGGCAGTAACGCCATTTTGCGCTTGCTGGTACAACTGCAAGACTTGCTGTTGCCGTTGTTGCAGCTCGGCGGCCTGCTGTTGGATTTGCTTTCGCGCCTCCGCAGCCTCTTGAAACCGCTTGCTGATTGCCGCTTGACCCGCAGCAGACTGTTTTAGCTGCTCAAGTGTCCAGTGTTCATCTTTGCCGTCAACTTTAACGGGGATGAGGTTGGGTTGAGCGTCTTCAACTTCTACTGAGTCTTCGTCGTCAATTTGGTCGTCATCGTAATCGTCGGACGCCTCAACGTCATCTGAATACTCTTCTGATGCTTCAATCTCTTCACTTGGACCGTCGTCTTCAGGCTCAGTGATTAAGTCAACAGCGTCACTCAAATTATCCGATGCTTCAGGAGCTTCGGAGGTCGATAGCAGGCTTTCAGCCGCTTGTTCTAGGGTAGTCGCTTCCACGGTGCTACTTCCTTTGCTTGCGATCTAAAAATGTCTCTGCCGTCGTAGCGGCGTCGAGTTTCATTTCGATCTGGTTTAGCGCACAGATTATCCCGTGCGCCGCTTCGCGTGCCTCTACGTCAGAGGCAGCGCTGTCTGTGAAAACCGTTATCTGGTCATCACGAACTTCTTGCATAAATGACAGAAACGAGGTGTCGGTTTTTAGCCGCCTCGCTTCGTCTGCTTTCATGCGTATTTCTGTTGTCATTGCTGCGGTGTACCTTGTGCCATTCCACCAATCATACGAACTTTGTCCTGCTCGGCTTGAATTTTAGCCACATCAACGGAAGTGCCATACTGTCCGTAAATCTTAGCCGCATCAACAAGCAGGTCTTGCGCCATCTTATCACGTTGTAGGTCGTCATTTGAAGCCGCTTTTTGTGCGTCCAGTTGCAATTTAGCCATGTCAGACTGCATCTTGGCCTGCGCCTTAATTTGCTCAGCCTGCAAGAACGCTGCGTTTGGATCGGCTGGCTGGCCTTGCGCCTCTTGAGCTTGCTGTTGCATTTGCAGCATTTGCATCTCAATCTCTGGCGTAATCGGCGCAAAATAGCGGTCAGCGTTGCGTATGCCAGAAACGGCCAACTGATCGGCCAACGTGTTGCGAATGTTGGTCATGCTAACCAAGCCATTCTGCGGGCCATATGTCTGGTAAACCATCGTCTGCATTTGCAGCGCTTGGTTTAGAGCTATCATCTTTTCCTCTTCACGGCCAGTGCCGAGACCGACGTTGATACTCACGTCATATGAGGAATCCCAAACCCGTGGGTCAACTGGCACAAATGAACCGTTCATCCGCACCATTTGCTCTTCGTCTACGTTCTTGCTGTAGAGGCGAAGCATGATGCCGAACAAGTCACGCATACCATCGGCCAGATTGCGAACCATAACTTCGACTTGGCCCGCAGCAGCCTGTACGGTGGCCGTCACAGCCGCCTTAGTTGTTGACTGCATAGCATCTGGGTCAAGGCCCATAGAGGCTCTGGATACGCCTGTTTTAGTCTCTACAAGGCTGTCTAAATAAGTCAGCGCGCTAAGTGTTTGGCCAGCGACAAAGGGAACCGTCAAATCTTGCACAGCGCCCGGCTGGCGCATACGCACGATTGCCCCGATTTCGTTATTTAACACATCGTCAATGTTACATTGTGATTCGACGATGGCCAGCCTTGGGTTGTTCGTCATCGCCACGTTGTCCAATATGCCACGCAAAACAGATGTGGCTGCGTCTTGGTCATCCATGACAATTTCGGCAAGCGATTGGCCATAGAACGTGTGAGGCTCTGGGTCGATCTCAAATTTTGCAAATGGAATTTCATCGCATGGCTCATGGTCAAGCATTTCGTATGACGTGCCACCGCATGTAATCTTGTGCAAAACAGGAATGCCAGTGCCGTCTACGTCAATTCGCATATAGGCTTCCGTCACAGCGACATTGCGCATAGATGGGTCTTGCTCATCTTCGTCGGTTGTATCTGTTCCGTAACCTTGGCGCTCAAACACCTCGGCCTGCGTAATGTCAGAGCCATCCTCAAAGCTGTCCAAGTTTAAAACAACTTCGGGGTCGTAACCCATAGCAATCAAATCGCCAGCGCGCATGTCCGTGCGGTGAGCCACAACGTAGGCGTCGGCAAGGCTTCTAGCGTCACGGTCAATAAAGAACTCTTCGGGTGGCACGCTTTCAATGCAAAGCTCACCCTTGTCCTTTTGACGGCTAATCTTTGTGCTGTGGACAGGCATTTCAATTTCCATGCCCATTTCGTCAATCTCAACAGACATTTCCATGCTGTGTTCCAACACGGTCACGTCATCGTCTTCAACGAGATATGTGTACTCATCATCTGACAGGTCTGTGAATGTGTAAATCTCAGCCTCTGGGTAGGTCATCCAATAGGCTTTCACGATGCCTTGCTTTTTAACCAGTGCGTCTTGGAATGCGTCATTCATCACGCGATACCCGTTTAGGCGGGTAAACTCGTGGTGCATAAACTCAGTGGCTTGCTCTGCCATTGCCACGTCTTCTGGCCCGTTTGGCGTGTACTCAACAGGCTTGGCTGTGCTGAGAAAAATGCGCATCAAGCTTGGCTTTACCGCACGTACAGTATCCCGTACCTTTGTGGCCACAACTTTGCTGCGTCCTTCCTCGTGGCCAAGGTCAACCTCGCCATCGTAGTAGCGCTGCGCCCGAATGCGGCCCCGGCTAATTTCGCCTTCAATGAAGTCCACAGCGTCGGAAATTGCGTCCTGCACGATGCTCTCAATTTCACGGTCAGACTTCGGCTTTAACTTTGTGTCAGCCACTGCCTCGTCGTCGATCATCTCGACTTCGCCGCCAGAAACCTCAAGCATTTCTTCGATCATATCTTCGGGTTCCATGTGGTATCCTTCTATTCACTTCGACCTGAGAGTAGCCCGCCAGTAGCACCGAGAACCCCAGAATACATTTCAGGACGGTTAATCGCCCGCTGCCTTGATGCCACGTCTGTTGTCTCTCGCGCCATCAATCGTTGCAAGATTTCACGCTGCGCTTCGGGGTCCGCATTAAATATCATTTCTGACAATTTGGACGCGCTCTTTTCGTTCATACCACTCAGCCTTGATGCAGCCTGAGAGCCCGCCATTGATGCGGCACCAAGGACATCTCCAGTGGCCGCTCTGGCACCGATTCCGTAGATTGCCGATGGGTCAATACTTGCGTCACTGCTTTGAAGCAGCCTTTCTGCTGTGTCTGATCCACCGAAAACTTTTCTTTGCGTGCGCATCTTGTCAGACTGTACCTTCATCAACCTCTCAAAACGCTCAAATTGCTCAGAGTTGTCAAAGGCAAGCCTCAGAGCTGCTCGACGGCGAGGCGTGCCAAAAACTGTTTTTACAAAATCAGTTGCGTCGCCAGTTTTTGAGGCTAGTTCTTCAACTTGGCTTACAAGCCCAACCCTTAACGCCTCTTTTTCCGCAGAAGACATTTGACTTACATTCTTGACCAACTGCTTTTCTGAAGTCTTGTTGAAATCAAAGCCAGCATCGTAAGCGCGCTTTAAGCTGGCGTTATCTGCAAATTGTTTGTTCGCAGACTTGTAAATGTCATTTTGAGACGCAATTTCACCATCCCAAGATTTCTTTAGCTTTGTTAAAACCCTGCCTCTAGGCGTGGCTTTGCGTGTCAGATTATCTGTCTCAGCATCAATCAGGACATCAAGCCCCTTTTTAATGTTATGAGCCACCTCTGTCGGCATAAGAACCTTCTCACCTTTAGACGCTGCCTGACCTAAAAATTGTCCAAGATTTGATGGCATTCCCGATACGTCAATGTCCGGGTCAATGTCTGCCAGCTCAACGGCCTTGTTGTAAGCGTCCTGAATCACTTTGCTGCGAGCCATGCCCTGAAACGGAGTGGCGTCCAAATCAACGCTGTAAGCCCTTTTGTACGCTGGTCCTGCTTGCTTCTGAACCTTATCAGCCAAGTCATCAAGATACTGAACGCCAGTTGCGCCCTCCGTACCTGACATTTTAGCTGCTTGCTCTGAGATTTGCTCGGCCTGACCAGCTTGCCTCTCCGAAAACTGCTCTAAAACTCCTTGGCGGGATTTATTTGGAACTGCCTGCGCACTCCAAGCTGCTCCCCGCGTACCTTCGCCCAAATCGGCAAGTGTTATGTCGGATACCCCAAGGTCGCGAGCTTCCTGAAGAACCTGACCAGCGCGCTCTGGTGTCATACCTTCGATCAATAGCTTCAAGCATCTTGCGCTCTGCAAATGTTGTGGCTCGCTTTTCGCCACCAACGCCAACTGAATCTAATACATTCCTAGCAACGCGGCCAACCTGCTGCGTAGCAATGGGAGCAACAGCACCAAGGGTCCCGCCGATAGTCCCGCCCAATGCTGCGCTCTTAGCCCTCTCTGCAAGACCACCTTCGCCAGCACCAAATCCAGCAACAGCACCCTCCGCTGCACCAATTTTAGCTGCGCGCAAAGCTGTAGGAGCGAGTCGAGCTGCGGTTGATGCGCCTACAGCGGCTGATCCTGCGCCTGCTGTCAAAGCACCCGCCGCTAAAGTTGGCAGGATAGCGCCACCCATCTCATATGCCATTGACTCAAGTGGGTTTTCAGTCCTGTAGCTGTCAAGTTTGTCGCGGACAATCTTTAATCTTTCGTTGTAATCTTTTCCCTCAAAACCAAAAGCCGAACCTAAAGCTGATATAGGGTTGCGAATGGCCGCTTCAAGCTCATCAGCAAAACCCAAGGTGACGCCCTGCGCCAAAGAGCGTACCCGCTGCTTTTCAGCAGGCGGCGCGCTTTCCACCTCGTCACTAGATAAAGCGCCCGATGATGATTGACGCCTTACATTTTCAACAAAATTGTTTTGCTCTGATGGGTTAAGGTTTGCAAAACTGTCATCAACCTCAACGCGGCCGAGTCCGTCAATTTCAATTATCATTTACTATTCTCCAACCCATGTTCGGTGACACTGGCGCTTCGGGGATTTCAGCTCCCGACACACCGAACCTGCCTCTGCGCCGCTCAATGGCCGCCACCTTATTGGCGCGGGCGCGCTCGTTAATGACAAGCAGCTCCTGCACGGCTGCATATGCTGTCGCTTCAGTTTTTGCATCGCCAAGCTCTTTCGCTGCGCGTTGCGCGTCCCCTTCAGTTTGGACCCCCTTATTTAAACGCAGACTTTCGTTTACCAGTCTCGTCTTGAAGCGATCAAACTCTTGGCGAGCCTTTGCTGTAGCTATGTTTTCTGACCCCAAGCCGACAGCGCCGAACGCCCCTCTGATAAATCCACCTAAGCCTATGTCTAGCGGACCCGTAAACTCACCTGACTCTGGTTTGTATCCAAAATCCTTTATAATCCCGCCAATGTCTTGGATCAAATTGTCATACGATTCAATCGCCACAAAGTCAGATTCTTCGCTCTTTCGCGCGTCCGTTGGCAAAGGCGCTTTTCTCTTTTCAGCAGCTTCAATTCGCTGCTCCGCCGCAATGACATCCTCATTTAATGTTATTTTCGGAGCTGCATTTGGGCCATCTGGATAAGTAATGCTATATTTTCCGCCGCCACCGACCTCGCTTTTGCGCCCTCTCATTTGAGATGCAAGTTGCTGCCCCATCGCAGTGGGCGATAGCTGCGTCAGTATTGCCATCGCCTCTTGGTTGTTTCCAGAACGCAATGCCGCCGCTGCCTGCATGGCAAGATTGCGCGATTCCTCGTCTCTTGACACTGCGATTGCGTCTTTAGGTGTCATATAGCCATCTCGGACCAAATCTCCGGCTCCGGGCATGTATTTATTTAGATATTCTGCTGTCTTGTTACGCGCTTTATTCTCAGTACGCTGCTTTGCCACATTATCAGCAATCTCTTCCATGCCCATGATGCCCATGCGGCCAAAGCCCTGCGCCAGTGTTGCCGCCGTGTCTTTGAAGCTGTCACGGTTGTAGAAGCGCTGGCCAGTTTCACCCTCCGCGCCCTCCTGCATCTTCTGAATGCCGATATTTTCAAGTAGGCCGCGTGGCTTTTGCTGTTGCATCATCGGTTTAGTCTCCGTTTCGGATGTCTGTGTCGGCGCGAGTATGCCCTTGGGCGACTTGCCCAGCGCACGCGTAGTGTCGTCGGCAATAGCCTGATTGGGGTTTGGTTTTTTGCCCGCATCGGCAAAGCCAAAAACATGATCGCCAATCTGCTTCCAGTCACCGCCAGCCTTATCACGCCCCCAGTTTGGACTGGAAATTGACGGGTTGTAGTAGTGAGTCGCGCCACCAGTTTCGTCTTTGTAGCCGCCAGCAATAAGCGCGTCTGCCGCTTTATATGCGTCGTCGCTCGCCCGCATGTTGGCCATATCCTGACCTTGCGCCCCACCAGCGTAACCCGTTGCGCTATTCCATGCCGAAAATTGACCCGGCTTGAGGATAACACCACGAAGGCCATTGCCATAGCCAGCAGCGTTGGCGCGATTCATAATGACCGAGCCAGCGGCCATCATGCCGCCGAAGCCTTGATTGCCAGCTTCGGCTTGCAGGGTTCTAGCTAGAAGTTCCCGGTCATTGATATTCATTAAGCCATCTCACCCATTAGCTCACGATAGTTTACGCGAAGGTAGCCGTCATTGCCACGCTTAACCAAATGCGGATGCGTTGCCTGAACTTCGTCAGCCATAACGCCATACGTCGGTTGCTTTGGATCAGCAATCCGCTTGCCTTCGTCATTCCACTTCCAATTATAGAAGTTGAAACCGCCAACATTGCCAGCGGGTGTGACATCAGTTTTCAAACGAGCATCAGAAGCATACGCCGACGCACCCAAGCTAAGATAGTCAAATAAGCCCGGCGACTTGCTTTGCGTAGTCGTAGACTGGTTTGGCGTAGCGCCAAGTGCCGCCAGCGGCGCTGAGAGCGAAGCCATTGGTGCGCCTGTATAGCCTGCATATTGGCCGCGTGCTGCGTCAATAAGAGACTGCTGCAAGCCTTGCTGCATAAGACCCTGCTGCATTTGGTTTTGCTGGATTGTTTGGCCAGTGTTAAACGCCTGCTGTCCAAGACCGCCCATTTGGTTTGCTGCGTTCATACGAAGCTGTGCGCCTTGCAAGCCTGCGCCTTGGTTAAGCTGCTGAGCCGTCATGCCTTGTGTAGCGCCAAACTGACGCTGCTGGTTAAGCGCTGCTTGGTTGGCCAAGTTTACTTGCTGACCGAGTTGAGCATTTGTTGTGCCTGCTTGCAAGTTTGCGCCTTGGTTAGCCAAGCCCGCTTGCATGTTGTATCCAATGTCTTGACCAGCAAGCTGCTGAGCATTCTGGAAACCAGTTTGACGAAGCCCAGAAACCATTTGAGCCGCTTGATCTGCGTATGCTTTACGGGTTTCAGCTTCAGCAATTCCTTGGCGTGACCCGCCAAAGGCATTTGCTGCCGTTGCCTGCGCACCCATCTGGTTTAGCGATTTCTCCTGCGCACCACTAAGGTCACGCAGAGACTGCTGAACAACTTGAGTTTCGTATGGGTTGGTGTAGGCACCAAGGTCTGTGCCTGCAATTTGACCTGCCTGCACTTGATCTGCTGTTAGGTTTGCTTGCTTGCCAGATTGTGCAGCGTTGTAATCCGTAGCTTTCACCTGCATGGGCTGGTATCCCATTGCGGCTTGCGTGCCTTGCATCGCTTGCTGAAGACCGCCCGCCGCTGCTTGGTTGACGTTAAAGTTACCCTGCGGCGCTAAAGGTGCATATTGCCCCTGCCTCGGCGGTTCATAGATCATTGAGGCGTCAACGCCACTCGGTGCCGCCCCGCCCTTACCGCCACTCGGTGCCGCCCCGCCCTTACCGCCGCTCGGCGCTGCGCTTGGAATATATTGAGGTCCGGGGTTTGAGTTTACGCCGCCCGCTATCGCACCTAAACCTGCGCCGCCTAATGCTGAACCACCCATTTTATGCGTCCTTCTTAACTAGACCAACTGCAAAAAACTGCGCAGTTCGTAGTGTAAATGTAATCGCGCCCGCAACGGTGCGCTTTTTGCCGTTCGCAAAATCAATATAGCGACGGAACTCGCCGTAATGCTCACGCGCCTTGCCTTGCTTAATTTTCTTATTACCGCAATGACGATAACCACGGCGGATAGCCTCGCCCCACCATTTGCCGTGCAGTACATTCATGAACCACACAACAGCTTCGCGCTTGGTTGTCGGAGAAAACGCACCTGAGTTGACGGCGTGTGTTGCGACTACGCATCCATCGCCAGAGCTGCCAGAGTAACCACTGTCGCTTGAGCTGTCTTTTTTGCCTGCACCAATGTTTAAGGCCCGCGAAACAGCATTGCCGGGAAGATCAACGTCAGTTGTTAAAGAGTTGCCGAGGTCGGAGACAGCACCGCCGCCTGAGTATGTGTCGCCGCTTGTACCTTTTCCACCACCGTCAAACATATCCGCGAAGCCAGTGTAATTGCTGGGCTGACCGGGAACGATAGTACCTCGGCCTCCAGTAACTGAGGGGGCAAGGTTAAATCCAAGATCAACTGACGTACCATCCCCATTTTGCATTATTGCCGGACCGCCAGTCCCCATAGGGCTTGAATCAGAATACTGACGCTGCTCAGTAAAGTTTCCGGGTGTATTATCAACAAAACCATCTGGCCTTACGGTTGTCGGCGCTACAACTGTGTAAGGGGCTTCGTTGCCTTGGAAGTCAGTTGATGTATAGACTGGAGCTGACGCACCACCTCCGCCGTTGCTCCCGCCGCCGCCATTGCCACCAGTATCAGCAGGAGGCTGCGTATAATCAACAGTTGGCCCTACTCTGCTTCCAGCTTCACCCGTGTATGGGTCAATGAAAAGGCTATCAATAAACTCTTTTTGGCCCGGACGCTGCCTGCCAAGCTCTGCAAGAGATTGCTCGTACATTGGGGCAGAAGAATAACCCTGAACCCCGCCCGCATATGTCGTCGGCGCTGGCATACCGCCCATAATGTCTTGCTGGCTAGTTGGAGATGACATACCAAACGCATCAGCAGTGTTCGCTGTGTTCTGAAATGCAGCCTGCTGCATCGGAGAAAATGCTGCGACATCTGGGCCGTAGTACGGCGTGTAGCCTATTTTAGAAATATCGTCTGCTCGTGACAAGTTGCGTCGCGCTGCATCCTCAATGTATTGAGGGACTGTGACTGAGCTTGTGCTTGAGCCGCCTTTTCCGCCTGACATTACTTGAACTCCTTAATGTATGAGGCGTGTTGGGCTTCCCAACCGTGTGCCTTTAATGGTTTCTTCCAGCCAAAACGGCCAGACATTGTTAGAGCGCTGCAACCTTGTGCTTTAGCCCAGTCTATCACGTCTTCGTGCATATCCATAATTTGATCCAGCTCACCGCCACCCAGAAATACGTTTAACACCGATTTCTTCGGGTATATCACGATTTCAGTGACGATGCACCCCCTTGGTGTTGGCCAAAGTTGTAACACACCCTTCTGCAATCCCTCAACAATATCGTCAAAGTCATGCGTGCCGCCGCTGTAGCTTAAAGCTGCATTGATCCAAGGCTTGCATCGCTCTAGCTCGTCGCTCATGCGTTCACCCTTGAGATAGCAAGCGTAGCCGCTGGCGTAGCTGGCGCAAATGCGTTAGCCGCGTTGTGCTGCAAGCTGCCCTGCGTCCTGTCCGTGGCCCAATACGCCTCAAGGTAATCGCCAGCATTCACATTAAAGATTTGAGTGCGAGATATAATCATTGTCGCGTTGTTCTGGTGCAGGGTGTTTCGCATTGTACTATCAACAATATCCACTCCGTTCAATTTTGGCCAGAACCAGAAATTGACCGTGGAGCCAGATGACGAATGCGTTTGAGCCGTAAAGCTCAGTGTGTACGCGCCACCTTCAGTGAAAACAATGCGGGACGCTGGAGTGCCAAGCGTTACGCCAACGCTGCCAGCCATAATTGTAAACGTCAGCGGGTAGGCGGTATTGGCCGAGGCTGCGGTTACATCCGATGTAATCTCAAGGTGAGCCACGCCGTTGGCCAGCACGACCTGACGCCATACGCCATTTTTGGAGACCACTGGGTAGCCGTTAATCCGATCCCACAGCAATACGCCATCTTCCGCCGCAGAAGCTGTCGCATCTTTAGCATCAAGTTGGTTCAAAGCCTTTCCAAGATAACGGCGTAGGTTTTCTGCCCACGACGCTAAATCAAAAGTAATCGGTGGGACAACTCTCATCGACGCCCGCCCTGCCGAGCATCTAGCCGCATAATGCCAACGCGCCAATCATCAGCGACAACACCCTCAACGCGCATACGAATTTGACGGCCTTGGAAGCGAACTGATGTCGGATTACTCATGTCAAATGGACCGTATTCGCTTTCACTTCCGTTGGGGTAAAAGCGTGTTTTAAACGTAGCCGACACATCACCTTGCGTTTTCTCGTCGGGAATCAGCTCAACCACATTCATAATGTTGTCACCAGCGCCGATTGAGATAGGTCCAGTTTCAGCATAGGGAGTGCTGGCACCGTAGCTGTAGCCGATTTCATGCTCATACAGTGTGCCATCGCTGGCAATGAACATTGGATAGCGGAACACGCCACGATCAACGCCAGCAGTGCGATCCATCTCGCCTGTGATCCAGATGTTTTCCACGAAGTCATAGGCAACGTAGCGGTTACACTCAATGCTGTCTGCGCTTGGGTAAAACCACCAGATTTCGTTCCACGCGCTGTTTACTACGCAAGACACTTTAGAGCGTTGGTCTTTGTTAATGTCGCTGAATACATAATCAGCAACTTCGCACGGAATGCTCTGAACATTACCGCCAGAATAAATGAAGAAGCCGCGCGTTCCCATCCAGATGACACCGTTATCAACAGACGCCGCCGCACGAGCCGCTATAAGCCCACATGAGGTTCCAACGCGCTCCACACCCTTCACAAACGGCGGTCCTTGATACGTCAAACTGTGGGCATCCTCCGTCGTTAGGATAAGCGACTGACCGCGTGTGCGCAGCCCAGCCAAGATAACGCCGTTGGTTTGCAGGTTTATGTCGCCAGCTTCGTTTGTAGCTGCGGGCGTCCAAGTTGTGTTGTCTTCGCGATCTGACCACTGCACTTTGCGTGGGTCGCCGCCAGCGCCGAAGCACACGACGAAACGCTCTTCCGTAACCATCATGCCAGTACAGCTTGTTGGAGCGTTTGCAATTAAAGCAGCATCAGTCGCCACGTCACCCTGCCACTCGTACAGCTTGCCGTCATCGCTAGACATGGCCAGCAAATACTCGCCCCAGTTTTCTAGTGACCATGTTGTCGCTGGCAGGATTGTTTCGGTATCAGCGCGTGGCAGACCGTATTCTTCGCTGCCGTAATACCCGCCGCCGTAAGCCGTGTTGATGTTTGCGTCAATACGGCCAGCGGTTAAGCCAGCGGGCGTTATGTCGGTAGAATTGCCAATCGCGTTAATGACGTACAGGTTGTTGTACGTTCCCGCAGAAATCTGGCGCGTTCCGTCGTTCTCCTCCCATGTAACTATTGAGCGGACAACACCGTTAAGATCAACAGACGCACGTTGACGCCAGCCGCCGACAGGACGCAAAGCATCCTCATGCCAGCGGACAAGGTTAATGTCCCGCCAGCGGCCCTGAGACATAAGATCAGTACCGTTGCGATACTGACCTGCTGGGATTTTAAGCGGAATTAGCGGCATGGTTTCGCCTTATGTTTTTACTACTAAACTTGTAGCAGATATTGCGGTCCCTGCAAAGACACTTGGGTCGGCAGCGGTCTCTCCTATCGTCCCGTCTGTCTG